CGTGCCGCGGGGAACCGGACAGGCAGCTTCCCGGCAATCCGAACTCGTCGTCGTCGGAACCGGCAAACCCGGTCACCTGTGGTGATCCATTCAGATGGGGCGCTTCGCATAATGGGTAACGTTACGTTTAATCGTGTCGGGATGATGGTTAGCGGTCCCGGCGCGATTTAATGTAACGTTGATTATGCGCTGCGCTGTCGACCTCGAACCCCATGTCATCAAGACCTCTGAACTCTACGCCCCAGGGCGCAAGGGTTCTGATGCGGTTTCGTGGCTTCTCGATGATTATCCGCGGCTGGTGGCCGAGGTGCGTGAGTTGCGCAAGCGATGCCACCAGCTCGACCAGGAGAGTGCCGCCCTGGATGCTCGCCTTGAAGCCTTGCAGGACGCTTGCAGGGCTATTTTGGATCTTTAGGCCCAAGGCCGACCATCTTGCGCAACTTTTCATTATCAGCCTGATATGCGGCTTCCTGAACGTTCATCAATGGCGCCAGGTAGTCCCACAGTAAGTACGTTCCGAATGACCAATCTTTTGCGGCTTTAACGTCTGCAGACTTTTCGTTTGTCTTCACTTGGTCAAACGCTGCCTCGGTTAGTTTTCGGTAGCTCAGTCCTTTCGACGGCTTTTCGTAACGTGACGATAATTGCTTTTTCAGCTTTTCGTTCTCTTCCCGCAGCTCGTCAATTTTCTTCAACCCCGTCGCGTCTCTCGCAATCAGCGCTTTGCGCAGACTGGTTATTTCTTCCTGCATCCGCTTGACTTCTTCAACCGTAGCAGGGTCTACGCACCATGATTTGGCCTTTTGCCGTTCACGGTAGACGCGCTGCCGTTCGGCGTTGCTCATGGCTTTGCCGGTCGCCGGGCGTCCTCGGTGTTTGGGCTGCGGCCTGAAGAACTCGTGCTCCAGGTCGATCGGCCGGGTCTGTTTGTCGTTGGCGTCGATCATTTTGCCCATCCTCGGATCCGCTTGGCGTCTGCCAGTTGTGCATGGGCGGTTTTCAGCATCGTCTTGTTTTTCTCTCCCCGCCGAACTTGTTCAATGATGGCGTTCGCGCGGGCCTCGATGTTCTCTGCCATCCGTAGGTGGAACTGGCGTTCTTCGTTGATCATTTCGGTTACTCCATTCCGGCTCAGTCCTTGCAGCTAGCGCGGTTTTTGTTTGTGTTGAGAGTCTTCAGGGCTTATGCCACCTGAAATTTTTCACCGTCATACTTGGCGGCGTGTGCCTCAACGTAGGCATCAAGAAACTGCTGTTCGCTAACCCAATCTGCCGAACCGTTTAGTTCTTCTCGGATTTCATCGTCCATCAGATTGACCGCTGCGTCGAAGTCGATTTCTTTGCCGTTCAGGGTGACGATAGTCATTTTGTAGCTCCTTGGTTTTGCCTCGCCTTTCTGGCTGGCATGAGCTAATTATAGTTACGTAACGATAAATAGGCAATCGTAACGTAACGGAAAGTCCATTGAATGTTTAAATCGCGCTGTCTCGCACGATAGATAGCGTTACATAACGAAAATTATGTGACCTCGACCTCGCCGCTTGCGGCGATTAGTCGCCTGCACGCCCTGGACTGATTGCCTCGCGGTTCCCGCGACGATACCCGCGTAGCGGCCGATCTCCCCTCAACGAAAAAGCCCCCGACGGCCTCAACGGCTCGCCAGGGGCTTCTCGCGATCTTCGTCCCGGTGTCCCGCACTACCTCAACCCGCGCCCTGATCTGCCCAAATGGAGCAGCACCTGGGCGTCTCTCTGCCGCTCTCCCAGGATCATCAGCACCGCTTACGGTTAGGTCACGACAGTTGCTCGGTTTCAGCAGCGCTTTTCGGCTGGTCGGCGGTGGGGGTGCTGTTACACCCCCACTTTACCCCGGATTCCCGGGGTCACTCGGTCTCGATCACCACGTCGCCAGATGCATTGATCTGCACGTAAGGCACTGATTTGTCGAGGATTTTGTGCACAAGCTCGCTATCCCGCATCGGCGGCATTCCGCGCTTTACGAGTAACTTGTTGATTTCTATACATTTTTGCCGGATCGCCTCTTGCTCGGCGTTCGTAAGGCGAATCGTTGCTGGCATTTTCAATTGGTCCATATTGACACCCGTCAATCAGCATACGTGCATGCATGTGATTTGTGTTGACGCATGCAAGTTCAACCGTATACATTCCGCCTCAATGTGATTTGCATGCATGCATGCATCGAGGGGATCAGGGATGTTTATCGATTGGCTTACTGTGTCTCAAGAGCATCAGCACGACCTTCCGGTTGTGTGCGATGTGATGACCATCACAATCGACACGAACACCAATGAAGTGCTTTCCACCCGCCAGCCGCGCTTTAAGCATGAGGCCAGCTATTCCACCTCGGTCACGATCCACGTTCAGGGCCGGAAAATCCGCGTCGAGGGCAACCCAAGTCGGGTAGGGCGCCTGGACAACCTGTTCGGCTTCTCGACCATCGAGCAGTGTGTCTCGGTCTACAACCAGCTTCTGGCTGAGTACGGCCTGCCGGGCTTCACCCGCTGCACCCGTGTTGATCTTCGGGACGGCGTATCAGGTGCAAAGACCGGTGATCGCGTGGCAGACGGCGCCAAGATCGAGCGTATCGACCTGACCACCAACGTATCGGTAGGAGAGGGCAACGTGTTGGCCTACCTGCGTGGCGTTTCCTCCCAGCGCATTGGTCACAGCATCGGCTTCCTGTACCCCAACGGCCGCACCGTCGCGTGGACCCCGAAGGGCAACGGCAAAGGCGGCCGCCTCCAGTACCGCAAGGCCTACGACAAGGCTTTTGAGCTGGACGAGAACCTGCTCCCGAAGATCAAGCGCCTCTACGGCGATGAATCCCCCGAGTTCCTGTACGTGCAGCGCGTCCGCGACTACTGCGCCCTTCATGGCGTGGTTCGGATGGAGCAGGAGCTGAAAAACGAATTTTTGCAGCGTGAATGCTTGGCCTATTGGGGCCTCTTTGATGAACGGCGTTTTGCCGAACTCCACGACGAGTTTTTGAGAATTGACGAGCGACTGAAGGTGACAGCAATGGACATTGTTTCCATATCCGAACAGCTCTTGGCTGAGCAGATCGTAGACACCACCCGTGCAGCGAACACTACCGCTATGTATGCGATTCAGTGGATGCACGGCCAGCAGTTCGACTTCAACAAGTCCGCTGTTCAACAGCACGCCGCGCGCCTCAACCGCATCGGCATCAACATCCGCAACGCCTGCGACACTAGTCGTTTCGCGCCGGTCTTCGTCCGTCAGGCCCGCGAGATTACCAAGTCCACCGTGCTGGCCATCCCGAGCTGGTATCAGCGCCCGAACCATTTGCAGGTGGCCGCATGATCGCCGCCACCGTTTCCCTGCTCGCAACCCTCGCTGGTGGCGCCATTGCGCTCTACCTCGTGCGCTTGGAGTTCCGCCCATGATCCAGATGAGCGAAAGCAAGCCGGGGGAGGGCATGACCCTGCGCACCGTCAGCTTCCAAGGCACCCAACTCACCAGCGGCCAGCGCCGCCGCCTTCAAGAGCAACAGCAGGCCCGGCCATTCGTGAACCAGGTCCTGCAGCAGCAAGTAAACGAAACCCTGGCAGCGCTCGAAGCTCGCCAGTCCCAGGGCATCAAGCCCGAAGGCCAATTGTTCTTGGAACGCCAAGAGCGTGGCACTCCCTGCGTTGCCGACCTGTTCGGCTTTTAAGAGGCAATACCCCATGGCTATGACTATCAAGATCGAAACCACCGGCAACTTCCGTACCGGTACTGCTGCCAAGTCCGGCAAGCCTTACTGGATGGCCGAAGCCTTCGCGCATCTTCCGGGCGTCCCGTATCCGCAGAAGTTCAGCTACTACGCCGCCTCGCAGCAGGAAGTGCTGCCGGTCGGTCACTACGAGTGTGACGTTTCCTGCTCGATCAAGGATGACCGTATCCACTTCGAGGTGGACCCGCGCCAAGCCCGCCGCATCGCCAATCCCGCGCCCGCTGCTGTCGCGCCTGCCAAGGTTGCCGGTTGACCATGGCGCTCTGCGTAGAACTGGTTGGCTCGACCCTCACCGCCGTAGGTGAGTATTCCGACGCCTGCTCGGGCTACGCACTTATGACCGCGCAAGAGTTCGCCAGTACGCCAACGCTGGCGGCGCTCTTCGCAGTACCGGAACCAGAGACTGTCCAGACCGCTTTCGCTGCTGGGCTGACTCTGCCGCTAATGCTCTGGCTTTCCGCCTGGGCGTTCGGTGTTGTAGTGAGTTACATCAACTCACGCACCGATGACACTGTAATCAACGAGGAGTAACAAACATGGATTTTTCCGCAATCGTAGGCGCCGTCGATGCAACCACCATTGTGGCCGCTATTGCTGCCATTGCTGCAATCAAGGTTCTGCCCGGCGTCGCTAAATGGGGCTTCAACAAGGTCATCGGCTGGTTCCGTTAATCGGGTTGTAATGCCTAGAGGCTCCTTCGGGGGCCTCATTTGTTTCTGAGGTGGAAAAATGTTGATTCAGTTCGGATTATTCTTTTGGGGGGCATTATGCGCCTGGGCTATTATTTTCGGATTTTCTCGGCACTGAGTGTTTTTTTGCTTTGGCATTCGGGCGCTAGTGCTGAGGATTATTATTGGGATACTACTGCACGCATATTCGCTGCTTCTTCCCCTGCTGCGACCTGCAATTTGTGGGCCGCGGACAGATCAAAAACACTTCAGTACCCTATTCACTCTGTAACTTATTCACTTACTACTCCAACATCAGGTTTCTGTAACGGGATCTCCTATGGTGTTGAATATTCTGCAACTATCTACCGTTATGGGTCGGCTTGCCCGTCTGGCACTGAATACAACCCAACAACCGGCGAATGCGCCGCACCTGAAAACCCGTGTGCCGACAAGGCTGGCATCGAAGAGGGTTTTTCCAAGGCCGGTACTGCGCCTGACAACTTTATGAACATATCGTCAGGCGGCTATGGCATTTCTCAGCGTCAAGGCTGTAAGGACGGTTGCGCTGTTGAGGTAACCGATCTCCGGTGTAAGACGTTCACCGCAGGCCCTTACCTTTGCCGTGGCCTCATGGGCTATACCGGACAGCAGTGCTCTACAACTGGAACCGGTACTGAGGTTGCAGAAGACGTAAGCGACTCGGTTGAACCTGAAACCGTTAAAGAAGAAAAGCCTTGTGTATATACAACCGTTGGTGACAAGCAAGTTTGCGAGTCCAAGAAAAGCGAAGAAAACACCGGCCAGTCATGCGGTGAGGTTAATGGAGTCAGAACATGCGTTCCTAAAGCCCCGGAGAAAAACGGCATTGATATCAGGACTGAGGCCACCACAAAGACAAATCCTGACGGCACCACGACTACAACTAAAACCGACACCGCAACTAGCACTACCTGTAAGGGCATAAAGAACTGTACGACTACCACCACGACCGTTACGACCACGACCACAAAGAATGCCAATGGACAGACTACGGGTTCTAACTCAACCTGTACCGGCCCGCTTTGTCCAAATAAGTCCTCAAACCCTGACGCGGATGGGGACGGCTTCGGTGATTGTGCAACGGGCAATTGTGGCGGCGGCCTTCCCGGCGGTTCAGAAGTTGGCGCACAAGACTGGTTTACTCCGGGTGAGGATACGTTCGCAAGCGTGCTGACCGAATTTTCGCAGAAGGTCCAGCTGTTGCCTGTAAGTGTGCAAACAACGAAGTTCCTCACGTTTAACGCTTCTGGCGCATGTCCGCGCTGGAGTGTTTCAACGTGGGTCTTTGACTTCGACTTTGACCAGTTCTGCACCGGTGACATTCCGTGGTCCGCAATTGCAGCCGTCATCATCGCTGCTGCGTCTTTTCTTGCATTCCGCATTGCATTCCTGTGAGGTGAGCAATGGAAATTTTTACGCTTGAATTCTGGAAAGGCCTTTGGGATGACTTTACCGAGTACCTTGCCGACCTGCCGATCCAGCTCCTAAAGAAGTTCCTTGACGGCGTGCTCGAAGTTCTCGGCGCTATCCAGCCCCCTGATTTCATGGGTACGTCCATTAGTGACCACCTTGGCCCGACGATGGAATTCATCGGGTTCTTCCTTACCCAGTCCGGTATCAGCCAGGCATTCGGCATCCTACTCGCCGCTGTCCTTTTCCGCCTTGCTCGCAAGGCCATCACTCTGGGGCATTGGTAATGGCTATTCACTTTCACGAAGGCTTGCCAGGCGCTGGCAAGAGTTACGAGGCATGCGTCTATCACATCCTGCCCGCTCTCAAGTCCGGACGTCAGGTCATTACCAATATCCGTGGCGTCAACTGGGACAAGTTCGCTGAGCTACTGGACGAGCCTGTCGAGTATGTCCGCATGCTGCTGCTTTACATCGAGCCAGCCGAGCAGGACGGGGAAGCTGCTGACATCGAGCGCGTGAAGAACGAGTTCGCCGATCGCACGCCCGATAACGCGATGATTGTTTGGGACGAGATCCAGGACTATTTCCCCAGCGGGAACTACAAGCTGCCGCTCAATCAGCAGAAGTTTTGGACCGAGCATAGGCATCGCGGGCTTGAAATCGTCATCATGGGTCAGGACCGCGATGACGTGCACAAGATCATCCGCAGCCGAATTGAGGACATTGTTTACTTCCTCAAGCTGCAGGCCGTTGGGCGTCCCAATCAGTACAAGTGGGAGCAGCTGCAGAAGCAAGCCAAGGGTCGATTTGTGAAGATCGGTTCGGGGGTCCGTTCGTATGACTCGAAATACTTTGGTCTTTACTCGTCCGTCCGCCGTGAAGGCGTAGGCACTGGCGTTTACCAGACCGGCCGCACAAACGTCCTCAAGAACTCCAGAGCACTTGCCATGGGCGTTCCTGCTGCCTTCGTTCTTGCCGGCTATGCCGTGTTTCACCTCATCGGTTTCTTCGGCGGCAGCGGTCCTGTCAACTCTGAGCCGGGCACCAAGGTCACCGTCGCTAAGGCTGCCCCTGTTGTCTACGAACAGCCTCCGGCTGGTCTCGTCAATCCGGATCCGCCAACGCTGCATGTTGCCCAGTCAGCGCCAAGTACCGACCAGGGCGACGAGGTGCATGCAATCGACTACCTGGACAATCTCGCGCAGAAGTACACCGTCAGGGCTACCGGCATCATCGACAGCCAGAAGGAAGGTAAGCGCCTTATGGGCCAGATCGAATTGCTCGACAGCTCCTACAACGTCAAGGAACGCATGTACGTTCGTGAGATCGAGGCCATGGGCTGGACCGTCACACGAACCGGTTACGGGCTGCTGCTCGAAAAACAGGGTGTTTCCCATGTTGCCCGGACATGGCCGCTCGACCTCAAGGGCCGAGTCAACGAACGCACGGTCAATAGCCTGTCAGGTTCCCCAAGCGG